ACGGTTGTTAAGAAATTGTTAAATTTAATTTAGTTCTTTGAATTTATAAAAGGTTTAAGTAAGTTTGTAAAAAACTTGCTTATGAAGATTGTAATATCGCACAATTGCTCTTTGGAAAAACCCGGAGTTTATGTTATTGAGAATCTGGTAAACGATAAAGTATATATCGGATCTTCTACAATGAAAGTGGGAAAAAGAATAGAACATCATATTTCTATGTTACGAGCAGGAAAGCATAAAAATACACACTTACAAAATGCTTTTAACAAATATGGTGAAACTAGTTTTTGTGCTTTAGTTGTAGAAAATACAGAAAAACACAACGCTCTTGAAAGGGAACAATATTGGATAGATGAGAAAGAAAAAGAAAATCTATACAATATCAATCCTTTAGCATCAGGTACCCCTAGTATGTTGAAAGAAACAATACTAAAAAGAGCTGAAACTATGAGAAAAAAATATGCCTCTGGGGAGTTAGTATCTAATTTTAAAAAAGGACACATTCCTTGGAATAAAGGAAAAACTGATATAGATTACTCTTATTTAAAGGGTGTAAAGAAAACTAAATCAGAAAAAGTGTTAAATAAGCTCAAAAGGCAGAGTGAAGAAATTAGAAAAAATTCCCCAAATGTATATGTTTATGATTTAAATTACAATTTTCTTGCAGAATTTAGATGTGCAAAAGACTTAGAAGAGTGGTCTTTAACAGAACATAACAATCTACCAATAAAAAGTAGGTTTGAAAAAGAAAGAATGGGTAAACCACTAAAGTTCTTAAGTTCCGGAAACATCAATAAATCTTGCAAAACTGGTAAATTTTATAAAGGACTGATATTTAGCAATCAGCCGCTTCATGAAGTAATTCATGTTGAAAAATCGAGCAAAAACGGTGAAGGGTGTGATTCCTAATACCGTGCTAAACTAATAGATTACGAAAGGCTATTGGTCAGTGTAACGCATAGGAGATGAATAAATATAATTCTCCCACGAGTGCTCGACATCCTTAAGGATGAAAATATATGCTGGACTTACAGGAATAAGAACTGTAAGAACTAAGGGATAAAAAGCCCTTAGGATAACAAAATCGAAGAGTTCAGACATGCAGAGTTGGATTTATGACAGACAGCTTACATTGTTCACCACCATTACAGGTGAATTTAGCCTGATGATGCTTATTGAGGCATATGAATTAGTGGGAATCAATGTAATAAGTGCTAATACGGATGGTGTCACTGTTAGAATCAGAAAGGATTTATTGGATAAGATGTTCGAAATCAACAACTGGTGGTGTGAAATCACAAAATATCAGCTTGAGCGAACAGATTACAAAAAAATCATATTTTCTACAGTAAATGATTATATTGCAATAAAGACAAATGGAGAAATTAAGAAAAAAGGGGATTTCCTCACGGATTTCGAACTACATAAAAACAAAAGTGGTAGAATTATACCATTGGCTCTTGAGCAATATTTTGTTCACGGTGTACCTGTTGCTACTACTATTATGGGTCATACTAATATCTATGACTTTTGTATAAGGCAGAAATCATCAAAAGATTTTCATTATGAAGGTGTGGATAGATATAATGGTCAGAGAACAGTATATAACAAACTGATTCGTTATTATGTTTCCAAATCTGGAGAAAAGCTTTTGAAGGTGAAAAATGCGGATAGTACAAGTACAGCTCCAAGTGTATCACAGGTGGAAGCTGGTGAATGGTTATGCTTTGTCTGCAATCATCTTGAATCAGATCATCCTCATGATAACATCAACTATCTATATTATATAGAGCGATGTGAACGGATGATTAGAAAAATTGAAACAGAAGGGAAATCAAAGGTAGTGGCTGTAAATCCCAATCAGACATCATTATTTTAAATCAAATTGTATGAGAATCAAAAAGGGAGACAGGTTTAAGGATTATGTAGGTAATTTGGGATATGTAAGTTATATGGACAAGGACATCATCAAATTGACCTTCATAAATAAAAAGCCTTGGACAGAAACATGGGATAGGGAGGATTTTATTGCTGGTATAGATGGTAGTAGATTTCATCCGCAACCAAAGCCTCCTATAAATAGGTATAATATAACAGACCATTTGATTGAATATCAATTAAATATGATAGGTCTCACCATTGATGATGTTAAACATGAAGAAAGTTGGTATGATAAATACTGTCTCTCTCCCGAACAATATGAGGCATTCAAGAGCTATGCAATTCCTCTATTGAAAAAGGTGTTTAAATTTAACAAGGGTAAGGCTGAATCAACATTTAGTTGGTTTGATTTAGGTTATGGTTTAAGCGTAAAAAAGTAAAATTATGTCAGCTTTATTTATTTTAATTGTAATATTAGTCGCAGGGTTAATGGGATTTATTTCATATTTGGTTATAAATGCAGGAGAACCTTGTGATGAAAAAAGAAAAAACGAGCTTTCTGAGGGATGGGATGATAATAAAACCCATACAGAAGGAGAACTTTAAATCATTAAAATCAAATTATTATGGGATCACGACCATTCCAAGTTAAATATAGTGGTAAAGATGCTAAAAATGCATATGACAAGGCTGTAGATGATGCGGAAGCCTATCATGGACATCAGGAGGGATATAGCGGTGCAATCAATTCCACTCCCGGATTTAGAGATGTTACGGCTGGCTTTAAAGCTTCTAAAAAATCTATACAAGAATATATAGATGACCATTTAGAAAGTCTTGGCAAGTACGATGGAGCACAATGCATTTGTGTTCGAGAACCTTCTGTAAATAAGAATAAAATCAAAACGAAGGTGGAGCATATTATAGAACCCGGAACCAAGAAATGGATACTTAAATATTGTATCTATGAGAGGCATACCGATAAATTTGTTTGTTCCTGTGATAAAAAAGGAGATGCTGTTAAAAAGGCTCGTGAGCACACGGAGAAAACCGGAGGCGAAACCCTTGTGATAATGGAAAAATCACTTGAAAAAGGCTCTCCTCTTGTTGCAAAAATAAGTTATAAAAAATCAACAAATGAAAAAGATGGAGAATATGTCTTCTACGGATGGGCATCCTGCTAATTTTTCTGAAGATTTTGAGCGAGAAGCTCAGAAAGATTGTATATATTTGTTGGAGCACAAAATGAGAATAGAAGCTGAATGGCAGCAGTGGGAAGAAGAGCAGGAGAAATTAAAACATAAGCTTCCTGCGAAAATTACAGTGGTAACAGAACAAGAAGAAAAATCCAAAAAAGATGAAATTCAACCTGACGCCCTACCATTTTGAGAATTTGATGGAACAGGGATATACAATAGATGCTATTTTTCTTCTTAGTATGATTGAAGGGCAGTACAATCTTGAGAAATTAATGCAAAATCCCAAGGTGGCTGCCCTTCATCAATTTTTAAAGAGAAAAGCATTAATATCGGATGAAGATAGGATTACAACAATAGGCACTGAGCTACTTACATTCATGTCACAAAAAAGTCCAAAGCGAATTGTTAAGAAAAAAACAAGCACAGAAGGATTTGACAGATGGTGGGTCACCTATCCGGGAACAGACACCTTTTCACATAAAGGAAAATCTTTTTCTGGTTCCAGAGCCCTTCGACAAAATAAAGAAGAATGTAGGCTCAAATTTGATAAAATCATTCTGGAAGGAGAATATTCTGTAGATGATATGGTAAAAGCCCTTGAACATGATGTTCTTCAGAAGAAAGAGGCATCTATAAAAGAGGGTAGAAACAAATTAACATTCATGCAGAATAGTTTAACATATTTAAATCAACGAAGCTTTGAACCATTTATTGAACTCATTAGAGCTGGACATGTGGTGCAAGAAGCTCCTAAAATTGCAGGAGGAACAGATGTATGAGAAAGTATAAAGTGTATTTTAAAAATGGAGAGCATACAATAATTACAGAAGCTATTTGTAAGATTCTTTACAAAAGACTCACTTCTAAATGTGGGCAGTTTCAAAGTTTTGAAGACCACGAAGGAACACCCATCATGATACTTAATACTCTCGAAATAATTTTAATACAAGAAATTGTTGAACGATGAAAGAATTTGAAAAATATGAGAGAAAGGCAATTTTTGCCAAGCTTAAACAATTCTGTCATCTAGCAAAAGAAGATAATTTCATTGAGGTGACAGAATGGGCTAATGGAGAGGGATTTGACGTTGAAGTGCAGGGTCCTCTTTCACAAAGATTCCAAATGACATGGGGAGAATATGATGCTCTCAAATCATTAATCAAAAAATTAAATAAAGAATGAGCTTTGAAATACTAAGGGATGAGGTGCAGAAAGGACTTGATGGTAGAAATAGCGGTATTCCTATGGGATTCAAGCGATTAAATCGTTATGTTGGAATCAGGAAATCCCTCTATTTCTTGATAGGGGGATTAACGGGCTCTGGAAAAACCAGTTTTGTGGATGATGCTTTTGTTTTGAATCCCTATGATTGGTATATATCAAGAGAAGGTCAGTCTTCCGGGGTTAAGCTTAAGATCATCTATCGCTCTATGGAGCGTAGTAGAACTTACAAGTTAGCCAAATGGGTGAGCAGAAAGATATTCTTGGACCATGGATATGTTATTCCTGTACCTAAATTATTAGGCTGGACAGAAAGAATGACCAAAGATGAGCATGATTTATTCTTAATGTATGAGGATTATATTGAGAATATGAGTGACTGCATTACAATAATAGATGGTCCTGAGAATCCAATAGGAATAGCCAAGGAACTCAAGGCACATGCTTTAGCTAATGGGAAAATTGAACAAATTGATGAATATAACAAACGATATATCCCAAGCAATCCTAATGAGGTGACAATTGTTCTTATTGACCACATAGGACTGTTAAAGCTTACCAAAGACCTTCCTACCAAAAAGCAGACAATAGATAAAATGAGTGATGAACTCAGACATGCCAGAGATTTCTATGGGTACACACCCGTAGTGGTGAGCCAGTTCAATCGTGACATCAGTAATCCCATCAGACTTAAGAATGGTGATGTAGAGCCTCAATTAGAGGACTTTGCAGACAGTAGCCAAACTCAGAATGATGCTGATGTAGTGATGGCTCTATTTGACCCAATGCGTTATAAGGTGCCTGACCCATCTGGATATAATCTGGAAAAATTAAAAGATGAATTTGGAGCTAAGTATTTTCGCTCTCTCAGGCTAATTAAAAATAGTTATGGAGAGGATGATATTAGAATTGGCTTGGGCTTCATGGGACAAATAGGAATGTTCAAAGAGCTGCCTAAAAGAAAGGATATAACTGATTCTGATTATGAATCAATTATAAATAAAACATTTTTCATAGATAAATAAAAATTAATATGAGATTAACTACAGACCAAGTCAATGCTTTAATTGACACTTACATGGAAAAAAGAAAGAAAGAAAGAGCTGGTAAGGATGCAGAGGCAAAATTAACAGAGAAGGTGAATCGTATATACACCGAACTCACATCCCTTTCCAAGGAAACAAAAAACTATCTTTGTAAAGATTGTGGTATGGAAATATCAAAAAGGGCTATTCGGCGTGATTTTAAGGAATATGAAGATTTGGATGATGATTTCTATACTGAGAGAGAGAAACTGAGGAATAGAATACTTGTTGCTTCGATTGATACGGCTAATATTGTGGAACTTGAGAAAAAACTGGACATAAATTTTTAATATATGAAAATTACCTTCAAGGGACATAGCACCCTTCCAACTAAAAAGAGCCCATATAGTCAGATTGTTTTTCTTCCAAGTATTTCTTTATTCAGAAATATTAATAGATACGACTTGTATTATGCACTGATGTTTGAGTGGTTATTTTGGTCAATTACAATCTTATTCAGAACAGATGGAAAATCAAAAACAGAGTGATCTTCAGCTTCAGATGGTGAAAAGGGGATTGGACTTTTTTAAGTCAAAAAAGAGAGGTTATTACAATCTTGCCATGCGATTTGGCAAATGTAAGGTGACTATTGAACTTGTTAAAAAACTTCACCACAAGCCCACTATTTTATTAGCGTACCCAGATAACAAACTGAAATCCACATGGATGAGTGAGTTTGAGAAATGGGGATATGACGATGCTGAGGTGATATATGTTAATTTCACAAGTTTACACAAATATAAGAATTTCGGAGAGGCATTTGATATATTCATCATTGATGAGTTTCATTCTTGCTCTGAAGGAGAAAGAGAAACGGCACATGAAATAATGGATGATTGTAAATATACAATAGCCTTATCAGGCACAGTGAGCCATGAGACTAAATGTGAATGGGACCTGTTTGAAATTGCATCTTATACAACAGACCAAGGCATTGAGGATCAGATACTTGCAGATTATCAAATCACTGTGCATGTGGTGAAACTTGATAGCCTTATTAAAACAAAGGATTCCAAAGGAAAGTTTAAAACAGAAAAACAGAGATATGATGCCTATACATGGGTGATGGATAAACTTAGAAAAGAGGGGAGAGATACAATGCATCTTGCTCTGGCAAGAAATCGATTATCTTTGTCATCGTTAGGGAAAATCAACTATGTAAAACGCTTATTATCAAGGCTTTATGATAAGAGGGTTTTGGTATTCACCGGGTTGGCAAAGGTGGCTGATCAATTGGGAATACCATCCTTTCATAGTAAGACAAAAACCGACGATGCTTTTCACAGGTTCCAGAGCGGTAAGGAAAACCATCTAGCCCTTGCAGCAATGGGTAAAATGGGTGTAACATATAATCATTTGGATAGCGTAATTCTCCTTAATTTTACATACAATGCAGAAGAAACAGCTCAGATATTGAATCGTGCTATTAAACTGGATTATAATGGAAAAATTGCTGATTTACATATAATTGTATTGAACGAAGAGCCAGAATTGAAGAAAATAAAAGAGAGCTTATCAATGCTGGATGTTAAAAAAATTAAATACATATGAGATCAAAGATTAAAGAAACAGATAAGAAAATTTGTTCATACGAATATGAGGTGGGAATGTTATATATACAAAAATCTACAAACACTGTTGTTTTGTCCGATAGAAACTCTAATTATCACTTGAGGGGAGTGTGTATTGTACAAGGAACAGGAATAGATCATAATGGAAATCCTCATTACATAGGTGAATATAGAGCAGATTGGGCTCATACTTTTCAAAAATTTGAAGGAGAAATAATACTAGAACAATAAAAATGAATAATTATGACACAAAGAAAAAAACCCGAAGAAAATCTCTCCAACGTTTGGTATCTTGTTGAGCCAACAGCAGATCCTAAACAATCACTTGCAGATTTTTGTAATATATCAGATACATTACAGGATGCTTGTTTACGAGAAATTGAAAATAGTGGTAAATTCGATAATAAATTATATGCTTTTAAAATTGAATTAATGGGAGAGGTTATACAAAAAATAGAAATAAAAAAATCATGAAAATAGAATTTATCGAAGAAATCAAATTTGGAAGAGACCCTTGGTATGAAATCAGAATAGATGGTTTTTATAAATGGGGTTCTTTTCAGCGAGACCAAGCTGAAGCAATGTATGAAGGTCTTAAAAAAAATCCTAATATTATAATGGACAAAATAAATATTTTGAAATGTGAAGAAATTATCCTACCTTCGGAGGAAAATAAAACAGAGACCCCATGAGTACAGCAATAATATTACCGGACGAAATTACAGAAGTTACCAGTACAAATCCAAGAGACCTTGTAATAGTTAGTATCCCAAAGATGGGAAAAGGAACCATCCTTGGAGATTTGACTAGAAAGAAGAATGCTCTAGTTTTTGATTTGGAAAAGGGTGGATATGAATATATTCCAGCCAGAAAACTTTCCACTTATACATCTCAGGAGACCACAAGATGGGAGGCTTTTCAAAATTATCTGAAATATAGAAAAGCCCTTCTTGATCAAAAAGGTAAATATGACTTTTTGATTATTGATAACATAACAGACTTAGATGACCTTTCTGAGATAGGAGGTACATTGGCTTATATGAATTCTGTGATTGGTAAGAAATTTAATAGAAAGGGTGGAGTACCTGATGGAGAGAAACTTGAATATGGAGACCCAGAATGGAAATCTGTTTTGACACTCCCAGAAGGTGCAGGGTATTATCATACCAGACAATGGTTTCTTCAGCAGATAGATATATTCAGACAAATAGCTCCTTATAGAATTTATGCCGCCCACATTGTAGATAAATATATAAAAGACAATGGTAAAGAAGAGGTGGTGGGTAGTGAAATTGCCCTAACTGGCAGACTTAAAACCATATTTGCTTCTAAAGTGACAGCACTTGCTAAACTTTCGGCAGATGGTGATGAGCGCTATCTGAATTTTGATGTGCTTAACGACAGCATCATTGCTGGCAGCAGAGCCCCTCATTTAAAAGGCAGAATACTCATTTCTAAAATGGGTGAAGATGGAGTGGTTGAAACATTTTGGGATAAAATATATACTTAATAACTTTAAATTTAAAAATTATGTATACAGCAGAAGCTAAAGACCTCAAAGAGGAACTTTTTGAAATCGTAACACTAATCGAAACTCATTTGTATGCAAATGAGGAACAAGATGAAATGAGTCTTTATGAAAAGTTTAAAATTGCATTAGAAATGCAATATAATAGACTTTATATGGAAGCAAATAATCTTGGGAAAGGAGAACCTTCAGCATTGGAGAAATTAAGTCGTCGCTAAAATTAATAATAACTTTAAATCTAAAAACACATGAGTAGTGCAACAATTGGTGGTAAAAAACGAGAAAGCCTTGGTGAATTTTCAAAAAAAGTAGGTTTATTTGAAGCAAAGGTGGTTGCTATCAATCCTAATGCAGAACAATACAAAGATGTATTGGGATTTGAACTGAAAGAAGATAGCAAAGCTACAGAGTATCTGGGAGAATCAAAAGAGGGCAATACACAACTTCGTATTGATGTATGGCTTGAAGAAATCAAGACAAAAGAGAAATTCAAACTTGTATTCTTTCTTGAGGACAAACTGAAATCCAACAAAGATGGTTCTAAGCAGCAATATATAAATGCTGTAGGTACATGTTCTTGGGCAGATGATCCAAATAATCTTCCTGCGTGGTTCACAGCCCGTGAATATCGTGAGGCTTATGTTGGTGAAGAAGAGTTGTATAATTTCCTTCGTGTATGGCTTAGTAATCTTGACACCCGTGCTGCAGAGTCAGTGCTGTATGTTGAGTGGAAAAAGTTGATGAAAGGGAATGTTTCAGACCTTCAGAATCAAATTGACGGTGAATGGTGTGATAATGTCGTGGCTCTTGCAACAATTAAAACTGTTGTAAAAGATGAAGAAACCAAAGAATATCAATCTATTTACAATAGAGGGTTTCTGTATCCGGGAGCAATAAAGCATTTCCGTTTGGTAGATTATAGCAATGCTTCTGTATTGGAAGGTCTCAGGCGTAAGAAACCTAAAGACCTAAAACCCCATGAAAGGTTTGTTGTAAATGTTACAGGAGAATATGGTGTAAAGGATTTTTACATTCTCAAAGAACTGAAGGAATATGACCCCAGTGAAAACTTTGTATCTTCAGATGCCCCTATTGCAGATGGAGATCCTAGTTACTGATTAGTTCATGAATGATAGCTCCTCTGTATAATGCAGGGGAGCTATTTTTATTTACATACATTATGATAACGGGAAGAAGAAAAATAGAACTTACATTCGATACAATTCTGCAGAGAATAACAGAATATGACATATTCAGATATTATATTCCCGACAAAACTTGGAAGATAAATAAGCCCATACTTTCCCCCTTGAGGAATGAGAAGAATCCCTCATTTGTAATAGGTAATAGGAGCGGTAAATTGAAATTCATAGACTTTGGAACAGGTGTTCGTGGGGACGCATTTACATTTGTAAAGCTTCTCTATAATATGCCAAGTATGGCAGATGTCCTGCTTCTGATAGACAAGGATTTCCAATTAGGCATTTCTGAAGGAGAATTAAAGGATGATTATAAGAAAATAACATCCACTTATTCCCAGCCAGAGGATGTGGGAAAACGATATTCCCTCATTCAGGTGATTACCAGAAAATTTACAAAAGAGGAGCTTGATTATTGGAATCAATATTATCAGGATATAGAAGATCTCAAGAAAGAACATGTATATTCGGTGAAGAAGGTTTTCCTGAATAAAAAACTTTTCACACTGAGTGATACGGAATTGAGGTTTGGTTATTTCTATGATGGATATTGGAAGATTTACAGACCTTTTGCAGGAAAGAAAAATAAATGGGTGCCCAACAATGTTCCTATTACAGAAATGGATGGTAAGGAAAACATTATAAATTGCGATGTAGCCTTCATAAATAAGAGTAAGAAGGATTATATGGTGATGAAGAAGGTGTTCCCCTGTTCATGTGCTGTACAGAATGAAAGTGTAGGATGTTTTTCAAGTGAAAATGTGGAGTTTATAAAAGCCAATTCAGACAGACAAATCCTATCTTTTGACAGTGATGTTCCCGGAGTGAAAAGTAGTCAACAAATCACAGAATTATTTGGTTTTGGCTATTGTAATGTTCCAAGGGAATATTTAAGTGAAGATATAAAAGACTGGGCAGACTTGGCTAAAAAATATGGACTTCAGAGAATTGAGGAAATTCTTAAACAAAAACAATTGTTATGATACAAAGACCTAATAACGAAGAAGATTTAATAGATGCTATTTATGAAGAAACAGAATGTCTTTCTACAACAGAATATGATGAGGTGGAATGCATTAGTATTGAAAATCTTGAAGGTATTCTCAGTAAATTCTTTAATAAAACAATAAAACTTAAAAAAGATGTGTAGAGCAGATTACAATGTAACAAGGCGTGAACTGGTTGATGTTAAACTGCCTGAACAAACTCGTACATATAAACCTATTAGTCATGCACAATTGATTGATTTGACACTCACTAGTGTTGAGCAAGCTGGATTTACAGTGGAAAGTGAAAAATATACAGCGGCTGTAGATGGTCAGATTGCTAACGGTAGATACATAATTGGCAATGTTGCAGATAGTGAAATGAAGCTTGAGGTGGGCTGGCAGAACAGCTATAATAAAATGGTCAGCCTGAAATTCGCTCTTGGTACAAGAATTTTGATTTGTCAAAATGGTTGTGTATCAGGGGATTATGGCGCCTTCAAGAAAAAACATATGGGTGAGGTGCAAACTTTCACTCCCTCTGCAATTACAGAATATATTAAACAAGCAGGAGAGGTGTTTCAGAAAATCCAAAAAGACAGGGATGCAATGAAACAAGTTCATGTTGATAAACGCACTGCAGCAGAGCTTGTTGGCAGACTCTTTATTGAAGAGGAGATGATCAACACCATGCAGTTGAATATCATTGCCAAGGAACTAGCAAGTCCTACATTTGATTATGGTGCTCCTGACAGCATGTGGCAACTCTATCAGTTCACTACATATGCTATGAAAGGTCTTCATCCGGCAAGCTGGATGGATAGCCATATTGATGCACATGATTTCTTCACAAAAGCATCAGGAATTGTTGTCCCCAAGAATGAGGGTATTGTTTTATCTGCTCCTCCGGAAGAATCTGGTGTGCTGGAACAACTGTCGATGAGATTTCCTGATGCAGTAGAAATTGAATAATTATGAAATGGGAAAGTTTTGCAGAACAATTTGATGAAAGTTGGCATGAGAAAATCAGGCCATTTATTGAAAGTGAGGAGTGTGATAAAATCTATGCAAAGCTGAAAAGTTTGGGAAGAAGGGGCGTGAAAATCGCCCCTCTTTCTTTCCAAACCTTCAGGGCTTTTAGAGAAACTCCTCTTTACAGATTGAAGGTGGTGATGATGGGAATGGCTCCCTATCACACATTCATGAACGGACTACCTGTGGCAGATGGTTTATTAATGGGATGTTCTGTAACAGGAAAATTACAACCATCTCTTGATCAGTTCTATGGAGCTTTGGAAAGAGAGCTATACGATGGGTTACAATTAAATGCTCCCAAGCATTCAGATGTTTCATATTTGGCTAATCAGGGAGTGTTGATGTTAAATGCTTCTCTTACAGTGGAAAAGGATAAACCGGGTTCACATATTCCTTTATGGGAACCATTCATCAAATATCTATTTGAAGAGATAATTAATGTCACAGGTGTACCGATTATATTCCTTGGCAAGGATGCTGCTAAATATCAAAAATACACAGCTCCTATGACTTGGACATTCACACTCTCTCATCCTGCCAGTGCTGCATATAAGCATACGGAATGGGATTCAGAAGGAGTGTTTAAAAAAATAAATATGATTATTAAACAAAACAATAATCTTGAAATCGACTGGTTGGACGTAGAACCACCATTTTAATTATGGACACTAGATATGGAGGAGAACTGCAAATAGGAGATTTTATAGCAGTGGCATACAGTAACACTTTTTCATTCGGATGGTATGTTGGAAGTGGAAAAGGAACTATTCAATTTGTTGATGTACATGGACCAGCTAGTGCATGGCACATTTATGAACGTTGGAAAGCAGGAGAATTAATTGGTCATTGGTATTCCAAGAGATTTGCAAAAGATGGATTTACATTCAAGCTGCTTTATAAAAATTATGTACTTGGAGATAAGGTTGATGAAGGAAGGCGTGTAATTAAAATTGAAGATCCTGAAAGCATATTTACAAATGCTGGAGATTTGGAAGAATACAAGAAATCAAAAGAAGCTTTAATTTACATTAAATTTTTAGACAAATGATCTTTAAACAACAAACGGAAGCAATTATTGAACAAAATGGAGAATTTCAGGAGTCTATTAAAATGTCTCTTGACATGGACTCTGCTCAGGTGCTGATGCAAATCCTGAGTAAGAATTTATATTCTGAACCAATAGGTTCCACAATCAGAGAAACTGTAAGTAATGCACTGGATAGTCATAGGAAGGCAAATGTTACAGAACCCGTGATTGTAACATGCAAACCCAATAAGGATGGTAATTATGAGTTTTCTGTAGAAGATTTTGGTATCGGTTTAGATGATAATGATGTTAGAAACATCATCAGTAAGTATGGTAAATCGACCAAAAGAGAAAGTGATGCAGAATTAGGAATGTACGGATTGGGTTTTAAATCACCCCTAGCGTATTCTTCATCTTTCTATTTTGTATGTAGAAAGGATGGAATGGAACGCAAATATATGATGTATGAAGGGGAAGATGTAAACACATTGGATTTGCTGTTTGAAGGACCCACATCTGAGAGAAATGGTGTAAAGGTGATTGTTCCTATTAAATATTATAATGTTGATGAATTTAAGAGAAAGATAAAGGAACAACTTGCTTATTTTGAAAATGTCTTCTTTGATGTGGATGGTGTATCCAATGATTTTACAATAATCAGACATGAAGATTTCCAACATTCCACTCTTTCAGAAGATGCATATGTTCATATTTGTCTGGATGATGTTTATTATCCATTGGATTATAATAAATTGGAAATCAAACAGAGAATTAATATTCCTATTGCTCTTAGATTCAGCTTAAGTGATGGACTCTATCCCACACCAAATAGGGAGGCGCTTCGTTACAATAGAGAGGTTAAAGATTTGATTCTCAATAAGTTGAAGAAGGTGGCAAATTATTTTGTCAATAAATATAATGAGGGGGTGACAGATACAGATGATCCTATAGTTGCTATTAAACACTATAGGGGGCCCAATAAGATAATGGATAACCCATTTAAACCAGACTCATTATTGGATATCACGGAATTGTCAAAATATGCCACTGAGAAATTCAAGGAACCTAAGGTTACGGGTATTGATGTATTGAATCTTCAAGATTTATCCAGAAATATTGGATATATTCTTGGTGAATATGAAATTCTGTACGAGCTTAATGCAAAGAGAGTTAGACAAAGCTCCAGTTATTGGAGAGATTTATCATTTGAGAAAGCTATTTCAGAAACTGTATATATCTACACTCAGACTTTAAGCGCCTTGAAAAAGGATTATATTAAACATTTACATTCACTTATTCCAAAGAAGGGTTATTATTGGAGAACAGGATATATTATTAAGAAATCGAGATCTTATAAACTGGGTAGTATAAGAAATCACGATGAAAAGACATATTGTACGATTCTTAAATTAGCTAAATATCCCAAAGACAAATGGAGGCAGGTGATTCAGGAATTTCAGTATATAGTGGGTAAAGTAACTTCTGAGTTTACAAATGTAGATGCTGAAGCAATTCCTGATGCATTCATTCAGGGAAGAAAGAAACCTAGAAAAGCTCCTATTAAGAAAGCAAAAATTGGAACAGATGGGAAAAGAAAGCTTAAATTAGAAGGAGAAATCATTTGCAAGGTGGGGCATGGAGTTGAAAGATATACAGGTAAGAATTGTAAATGGGTTAGCACTACATATAAGCTTTCGGATTTTCATAAAAATCCTTTTATTCTTGTCTATGGTAAATCTGAGAATGTTGAGAAAATGGATGAGCTGTACAAGGGTTTTAATAGTCAAAGAGTAAAATTTGCAATTTTCTCTGAACGAGAGCTAAAGGTAGTGAAGGATATAAAATTACATAATTTAATCCCATTTGAAGAATTTATGAAAGGAAAAAATAAACCATTCCAAAGATTGGTAACCGCCTGTATAATAGATAAGCTTTCTGATGAACACAATTATGCTTTTAATTATTTTGATAAGCTTTCTGACATCTCCACAGATTTACATGGTAAGATGAAGATTTTATATGAATATCACAATCAATATGGTTATAATTTCTCAGAAGAAATGAGAGATTCGATAATAGAGCATGGTGAAGAGTTAAAGTGTTATGATACAACTATATATCATATTTATCTACAAGTGAAAGAAGTTCTTGAGAAATGTAAATTTCTAAATTGTCTGTTAAGACGATCTTTTTATGAAGAGGGGTTGAAGGAATGTATAATTGATTTATTCAAGTATTACAGATACAGAATAGATTGGAAACATTATAAAATCAAACTGAATGAAGAAACACCTTTAGAAGAAATACTCACTGAGGAAACAGTGGAACAACTTACAGATTGATAATGGAGGGAAGCAATTCCCTCCTATTTTAAAAATTTAAACAACAAAAAATGAAACTTTTTAGTCTTAACTGGTTTAAATCCAAAAAGAAAGAACAACTTCTTGACCTTCAAATTGAAGAACAAAGAATTAAAAATGAAATACATAAACAAGAATTGCTTGGAAAAACAATCCAAAACCACACTTCTACAGTGAGTGTAACAGCAACTGCATCTTTCAAGCCTACAATCAAGCTGGTGAACGATGTTCTCACTATCATTCTGGAAGATGGATCTATTCTGTCTAAACCCGGAGCAACAAGAGAAGATTTTGAATTGGCAAGGAAGGCTACAACAGAAGAGCAGTTAATCAAGCTTTGTGAAACTCCTGAGGTGGTAATGAAGAAAACCTTGCGAGATGCAGAGATTAAGAAAGCCAGAGTGTTCTCAAAGGGGTTTGAAGAATTGAAAAAACACGATGACGTGTTTGTTGTTGAGGATGGAGTTGTATATTTCAAAGAGATAAAACGCTCCATTCCACCACTCCTTCTTGAGGAAATACTGCTTATTGTCACTGAAAATCCTGAATTTAGGGAAGATGATAAGTTTCTTGGTTTGAAGTGGTTTTTCATGTGGTGCTGTCTGAATCCCAGAGCAGAAGTAGCTAATGATTTGTATGATTTTCTCAAGAGAAATTCCTTTAGAATCACAAAACAGGGATTCTTTGTTGCGTTGAGGAATGTTGTAAGGGTGAGCGGTAATGCACAACTCGTTGATTTTGTGAGCAATATGTATAATAAAATCAAGGCTGTCTGGAAGAAAAAGCCTGAAAATTATGATGTGTATATGCAAGATGGTGAATATCAATGTCATAAAACCACATGTCCGGGAACATATATTGGAAATCTGGAGACATTGTATAAAGACCTTCCCAATCTTGATGAAAATCGTTATACCGATGCTCATACCAGAACATTTGATATTCGTGTAGGAAGAGTGGTAAATATGCCTCCTGAAGAATGTAGTTGGAGCACGGCAGATTGTGCTGAAGCAGGGTTACATTTTACAGCAGATAAGATTCACTATGTGGGATGTGGCGACACATCTGTATTAATCCTTATCAACCCTATGAAGGTGGTGGGAATTGGTCAATCTAAGGGTAGATGTTATGAGTATCTCCCTATCATGACAGTTCCTACAAACGAGGCTACTGAAATTCTGCACGATTTGGATTTTGATACATTGGAATTAGATGAAGACTATGCTATAAGGGAGCTTCAAAACCTTGAAGAGAAAGCCAAAGAGGGATTTGTAGCAGAAGCAGTTAAATATGAATTTAATTTCCCTAACATCTCGACAGCAGATATCAGAGATGTTGTAATGTCACTTGAAGAAATGAAAAGTGAAATTAAAAGAAGAATAGTGAGAATCTGCTAAAAATTTTGAGCAGTCCTGAATATTTCGTATATTTGGGACTGCTCATTTTATATATTTATGGCTAAAAGAAAAAAACGAGCACCTAGAGTTGTTAGAACAAGAAATGCAGGAACTATGACAGAAGCTGCATTTTGGAGCTTTATAAGAAGTGCTCTCAGACAAAAAAGCAGATTTTGGAAACCTATATTGCAGACAAAATTAGCAGCAAAAAGAAAATATCATGGGCCTAATAAGAGGCAAAAATTTGAATATCAATGTGCTATATGCAATGAATGGTTTCCTGAGAAGAAAATCAACGTTGACCATATAATTCCAGCAGGTAGTTTAAGTTGTGCAGCAGACCTTCCGGGATTTGTAGAACGTCTGTTTTGTGAACAAGATAATCTGCAGGTGCTTTGTACCCACTGTCATGACATTAAAAGCAAAGAAGATAGGTTAAAATTAACAAAAACTTAACTTGTTTTAATTAAAACGAAATTGGAAAAATCTAAAAATAAATAACATGATACTGTATGGAAATATAGAAATAGCTGGAGAAGGAAGGGAGGTAACATATATTCTTTCTGTAGGACTTGATTTTGATAAAGGAGATAAAAGATTTATGTCTTGTTTAGCTGCTTCAAGAAATTATGGAATGATTGATGAAACGTATGAGTTTGAATGGGATAATGACGAGTATATCTATAACACTCTTTATAAGGAAGTAATTATCCCTTGGGTAGATGAAAAAAAGGTGATTAATCCAGATGAATTTGCTTCCACTTTAAAACAGGAAGGGATTCACCTTGATGATTTCCCTATTATCAAAAAGATGTTTGAAAAAGCAGAGGAATTTAATTTCTTTCAAGAAGTAAAAGAGACAAAAAATGAGTAAAGATGTTGTAAATCAAATAGTTATAAACAAAGAACCTTCCTTCACAGAAGTGTGGAGGGAGGGCTTTGTTGAATATAAAGGAGAACAACACAAGTTTTGGCTCATTGATCCACAAGGAGTTGATTTCCATGGACATGAATACGAAATTGAAATACGTTGGTTCTTCCAAAGGGTGCCCAGAGAGGTGAGAGCCATGTATCCTTATATTATTGAATCATTTAAACAAACATTAAACCTATGATAGAAGGAAGAAGTAGAACAGAAGCAGAATATAGGGCTATTTCAATGGATAGCTCTAGTAGTTTAAAGGAGTTTTCTCTGGATAGGAGAAAATATTACAAGAAATACATCCTGAATGAGCAGGTGGCAGAAGATGACAGTAAGGCTAGTATTATGGGTAGGCTTGTAGAAATTCTTCTGATGGAACCGGAGAAATTTGATGAAAAATTCTATATGTCAAGTTGCGTGTCTGCACCATCTGGCATGATGATGGATTTTGTAGAGGCTCTGTATGAACATACGGTGGCAGCCACAAATGATGATGGAGATGTGTGTGAGACATTTGAGGAGCTTTCCAAGAAAGCATATGCTGACAGTGGATATAAAATTAAATACGAAAAGGTGATTTCTAATTTCGTTGGTTCTGATGCAGAGATATATTATAATGAAATCAGAAAGGTGAGAGCTAATGGGCTTACAGTGGTGACAACAGAGGATGTTACAAATGCTGAGAGAATAGTTGAGGAGTTGAAAATCAATGAGTTCACATCACCCATAGTGAATGTTGTGGATAGTAAGCGTTATACGGTTTTCAATCAATTGCAAATCGAGGGATATACAATTAAAGGTCATTTATTCAAGTCTATGATGGACAAAGTGATAATTGACCATGAAAAGAAGACCATTCAGGTGTATGATTTGAAATGCACATGGAGCGTTGAGAATTTCTATGAAGAATACTATCTTTATAGAAGAGCCTACATACAGGCATATTTATATTATGTAGCTGCAGATGAGCTTCGTATGATGAATAATGATGTTTGGAGTGAATATGAGGTGCTTCCTCCAAAATTTATTGTTTGTGACAGCACCAATTATTACGCTCCTCTTGTATATGAGCTTTCTTTCATGGATTTAAAGGATGCTTATGAAGGATTTACTCATAAGGGCAGAACCTATCCGGGAGTTGAGAGTATAATTGATGATTTAAAATTTGCATTGCAAAACAAAATCTGGAACATCTCTAGAGAGAATTACGAAAATGGTGGAATTGTAAAATTGAAAAAACAATGAGTGAATTTGTAAAGACAATTACTAGCATATTTATGGTGCCCACCCTGAAGATTCCAAAAGAGTCTCTGAAGGATAATGGGTTTATGAATGGATATTCGTATGAGGCTCATAGAGAAGTACATTATGAAAACTGCGTTTATTTGCTATTTAAACCTAAAAATCTGGATAAGTTCAGAGAATTTTTAGATTCTGAATATGAAAGAACTAAAAATGTAATAGAAGACTATGATTATCCAGATGGATATGTTGTGATAGTGTATAAATTGGATGAGAATTTCAAAGATGATTTCAAGCTTATACGAAAAGGTAAATATTCGAGAACATCTGTAGCATTTCAGAATCTCTTTCCAAAGATTGTCAAGATAATAAAAGGTGGACTTCATAGAGATGAAATAAGCCTTCAATATAGGGTGTTTAACAGAACACAGGACCTTGTTGATTTTTGGGAGAGGAAATTTGATATAGAGTTCACAGATGATATGGAAGTTTGGGATGGATTTTTTGTAACAAATGAAACATTAGACATTGAAAAAATCAGAGAATCATGTACAACGAAGATTTAACTAAAAAAATGATAGATAAGTTTGGATTGGAAGCCACTATACAGTGGTGTAAGATGCAAGCCTATCAGTATCAACTTCTTTCAGAGGTTGATGTATATTCTGAAGAAACCCTTCAGGAAATGAAATACGAACACGATTGGTGGAACGAAAAATATAACGAATTAATCAAAAACAGTTGATAATGAATGCGTTAGAATTATTAGAGAATTACCCCAAGACAGCCCAGATTATTCAAAAGTGGTTTATCCAACGAATGATTGATAGTCTAAATGACAAGGATATTCCTGAGGAATTCAAAGAGTTTGTCAGGAACACTGGTATAGACCACGATAAATTAGCCAAGATGATAGACGCTAATCCCAGATCTCTGGTGGATGTATTTGATGAGAATGATATTCACATCATCACAATGATTGCTCTTGAGGCAGATGGTGCAAAGTTTTCGTACAAAATCCTGCCGAGGGATGCAAATAAAGAAGTGTTTGATTATTGTGATAGTAGAAAATATGCGGAAACATTGGCTGTTGAAGATGCATTCAAAGAATTGGAGGGGAAGTTATGATGGATAAAGTGGTAGAAAATGTCGTAGAAAAGCTCCGTAGCAGAAGCTCTGTGGGGATATTGAAATATGGCACCACGTTGGAACAAAACAATAGTGATGAGTATCTAACCCACTTACAGCAAGAATTAATGGATGCATGTAATTATATTGAGAAACTTTTAATGTTAAAACAGGGAATAACTCAATTGGTTAACTCTCATCCAAATGATGCAGATTTGGGAGCTGCTATAAGACAAATGATTAAGTGATATTTTATCATTGTCTTGGAAAATCCAGAAAGGGGGTGTAGATTGCACCCCCTTTTTAACTTTTAAAATTTTATAGATTATGATGGATTTAGGATTGGACAGTTTATCGAAAATTACGATTTTTTCGAAGTATGCAAAGTATATACCTGAACTGAAAAGACGAGAGACTTGGGATGAAATCGTAGATAGGTATATACAAATGATGATTAAGAAATATCCCAAATTGGAGGACCAAATCCTCTCAAATTCAATATATATCAGAGAAAAGAAGGTGCTTCCTTCAATGAGAGCTCTTCAATTTGCAGGACCTGCAGCAGAGGTGAATAATTCAAGAATCTACAATTGCTGTTTCCTTCCTATAGACAGTGTGTATAGTTTTAATGAAACCATGTTCCTTCTTTTGGGAGGTACGGGCGTTGGATATAGTGTTCAGAAACACCATGTTGCAAAGCTTCCCAGCATTAAGAAACCCGACGTAAAACGCACCTATCTGATTGAAGATAGTATAATGGGTTGGGCAGATGCTGTCAAGGTGCTTATGAGAGCCTTTCTGGAGGGTAAGTTTATGCCTGAATTTGATTTCAGATCGATTCGCCATAAGGGTGCCAGACTTGTCACTGCTGGTGGTAAAGCTCCGGGACCTGAACCCCTTAAATTGTGTCTGGCACACATTCAGGCTATTTTAGAAAGAAAAAAGGTGGGTGAACAGCTTACACCTTTAGAATGTCATGATATTCTTTGCCATATTGCAAATAGTGTACTGGCTGGTGGTATTCGCAGGAGTGCCATGATTGCTTTGTTTAGTCATGATGATGAGGAGATGATCACCTGTAAATATGGTAACTGGTGGGAGACTAATGAGCAGCGTGGCAGGGCTAATAACTCTGCTGTATTGCTCAGAGAATCTACACCATACGAGGAATTTGATGCTCTATGGAAGCGTATAGAAGCGTCTGGCAGTGGTGAGCCCGGTATATATTGGACCAACAATCTTGATTGGGGAACCAATCCGTGCTGTGAAATTGGACTCAGACCTTATCAATTTTGCAATCTCTAAACTACCTCATGGAGATTTAAAACCCTGAGAATTGCTGGAAACTCTGACCACTTAAAGGTGAAGACAATCAGCAGCCGAGCCTAGAAATAGGAAGGTTCAACGACTAGTCGAAAGACGTACACTCAAGTGAGTGGAAGCACAGGGCCCCGAAAGGGTGATGATATAGTCTGAACAATATAGAAATATATTGAAGAAAATTTGGAAATCTCGAATAAGTTTTGTAATTTTGTAAAAATGCAAAATTATGAGAACAAATCGAGAAGGTTATAAAATATCAGAGACAGAACGAGAATGTACTAATTGTGGTACAATGTTCTTAAAAACCTCAAAAACAGTAACTCTTTGTAATAAATGTAATTCAGAGCGAGTAAAATGCTCAAGTCCCGAATCAAAAATGTTACAAAGAGCAAAAGGAAGAGCTAAAGTTAAAAATTTAGAATTCAACTTAACTGTTAAAGATATTATTATACCAAAACATTGTCCAATTTTAGGAATAGAATTAGTTTGTAAAAGTGGATCACCGGGAGGTCAGAAAAACTCTCCCGCTTTAGATAGAAAAAATTCAATAAAGGGCTATACTAAAGATAATGTGCAAGTAATTAGTCATCTTGCAAACATGATGAAAAGTTACGCCACAAATGACGAACTAATGAAATTTGCAAATTGGGTAATTGAAAACATTCCAAAGGATTCTGATCAAGTTTAACGAACTTGATTGAACATATTTGGCGAGGTCAATGTAAGTGATATTGAAAGTCAGGAAGATTTGAATAATAGAGCTGCTGTAGCTGCTTTCTTTGGAACTCTACAGGCAGGTTTTACGAAATTTCATTATTTACGTCCTATTTGGCAGAAAACAACAGAAAAAGATGCTCTCTTAGGTATTGGTATGACTGGTATCGCAAGTGGAGAGGTGGTAAAATATAACCTTGTCAGTGCTGCAAATATTGCCAAGATTGTCAATTCTATGACAAGTGAGATGATTGGAATTAATGAGGCAGCTCGTGTAACTTGTGTAAAGCCCTCAGGAACAACGAGTTTGGTACTTGGTACATCTAGTGGAATTCATGCTTGGCATAACGACTATTATCTTCGCACAATGCGATTTAATAAAAATGAGGATATTGCATTATACCTAATGGTAAATCATCCTGAATTGTGTGAAGATGATGTTCTTCGTCCTCATGATACAGTGTGTGTCAGGATTCCTGTAAAAGCACCCAAGGGCAGTATTTACAGAACTGAGACAGCAATTGACACACTTGAACGTGTTAAGAAGTTTTCTCAGGAGTGGATTAAACCCGGACATATTACAGGAGATAATACACATAATGTAAGTGCCACAATATCAATTGATAAGAATAGACATTATTATAAAGGCACAGATGGGGCTACATGGATACTTAACTATAATCCTGAATTAGATTTTAAAGGTGGAAAAGATGAGTGGAAAGCTGTAGGACAGTGGATGTGGGATAATCGGGAGTTTTACAATGGATTGAGTGTGCTGCCATATTGGGAACATACATATGTCCAAGCTCCCTTTGAGGATATTACAGAGGAAGAATATAATAAACGTGTATCATCTCTTCATGAACTTGATTTAACCAAGGTGATAGAAATTGATGATAATGTGGAATTTAGTCAGATAGCTGCCTGTGCAGGAGGAACATGTTCTGTTGAATAATATTCCGTTTTGTTTTTTTGGGTTTACGAAAAGCCCCGAAAGTTTCTACTTTTGGGGCTAATTTTTTTTGAAATATCGTTAATAAATTGTATATTTGTCAAATGGAAAATGAAGAAAATAAATTAAAAGAAGCTATTGCAGATTTTTTTTATGGGAAATCTTATCCAGAAATGAAAAAAGAAAAAATTCCATATTGTAGAAAACTAGGAGAAAATTCTTGGGAAATCTTTTCTGGAGAAACTACAATTTTATGCAATGACGCTGGAAAAGCTTTGTTTGATAAAGCTTTAATGGAAGCGGCTAAAAAAA